GGGCCGGTGCGTCAGACGTAGGCTGAATCGAAGTGAACTTCAATTCGCCCTTACCGATGCTCCGGTTCTTGAACACGACCAGATAGCCCTGCTGCCTACCGAACCCAGTGATGGCGTCCTCTGTGTCGGCGCCAAAGTTGTATTGCTCCATAGGCCAGTAGGTAACGTCCATGGCGATGTTGTTTCCGTTCCAGAAGAAAGCGTTTGGCTGTGCAGTACATCCTCCCACCACCATACAGATGTTCTGGTTGCCGCCGTACACGATGGCGTACGGGCAGTCCATGATGCTGTTGAACGCATTCTGGAAGTTGGTGTCCACCAGCTCATAGGTGATCCGCACCGTGTTGTTGCTCAGCGGCTGGGTCACTGGAGGAGCGTTGGCGAAGGTGATAAGACCGGTAGTGGAGTCGTAATCAAAATTCGTAGTTACGAGGCCATCCACGGTGATTTTCGCGATACTTGCTCCCTTAACTGGCAAATAGTACGTCTTCACCGCACACTGGCATTTCACGATGATGTTGTCCGTACCGGCAGCGGGGGCGAAATAAAACCGCAGCGTAGTTCCGCTCACGGTCCAGTTCCCCACCGTAGCGCCGTCCACCGTCACGTCTGTCACATATACGAAGTCTGGCAGCGTGATCGTGAAGTTCGTCGTGCTCCCGTCCCCGGAGAATGTCTGGGTCTGCTCGTCCGTACCGGCGTTGTACCAGATTGTCTTCTTCGCGCTCAGCCGGTTCTCGGGCTGGTAGGAGTCACCGGACCCGTTGCGCCAGTCAGCGTTGACGTAGGTGATGGGAGTATAGGCCGTAGCGGCCACATCGGCGTACTGGAAAGTCGCGCCGTCCCAGTGGATACGGACGAACACACCCGGCGCCTTGTAGAACAGATCGTCCCCATAACGGAGAAAAGTTCCTCTTTGGGGAATATAGTCCGAGTACAGGCTGCTCAGGTCGCACAGTTCGGTGAGAGTTAGGGAACTATCCGGGTCGCCGTACCAGATGCTGTTCCCTATGTGGAAGAAGGCGTTGTCCCAGTACAGATCCTGGAAGCAGGTGTACCCCACTCCCCGGTCGGTCCCGTCGTCCACGTAAGTCTGCCCATACCGTGAACAGAGGGTGCCGTTCTTCCACACCATGTTCTCCATATCGGGGGACTCATTGAGTTCCAGCCGATAGTCGGGAGAGTAGATGTTGAGCCCGCCGGTCAGCTTCTCGAAGTTGACCTGATACTCTGTCTTGGGGGTAGGCATGTGGGTAAGGTTGACGAAGTTCGCCGTCTTGTTCCACGATGCCTGTCCGTTCTTAGCCAATCAGATCACCCCCACCAGTGATAGTCGATATCGGGTTCCATATACACGTCCATGATCGGGTCCACCTCTGTGCGGACCAGGTCGTGCATGGATGCCTTCTTCGCCTCGTACTCGTTCTTCAGAGAGGCGTAGAGGAAGGCGTCGTCGTAAATAACGGTGTACGCCGCCACGTAGTAGGGCACCGCCATCTGCGCTTCCGGCACGTTGTCCAGAAGATCCCCGTCCTCCGGTTTGTCCTTCAGAGGAATAGGATACCGATAGTACTCCAGGATCGTGTCGGGAGGCAGCTGCTTGGGCAGCATAAGCTGCTCATTGCCAACCATCCGCAGCGGGAAGTTCACCCGCGTATATCCTTTGTTGAAGTGGGGCCCCGGACCGGGAGGGGTCGGGACCAGAAGACCGGAGCCGCGCCGCTGCCACAGATCGCTGGGCAGGGTGTACAGCCACCAGCCATGAGCGCACTCACAGACCAGATCCCCAAGAAAACATTCCGCCGGGATAGGCTTGGTCGTGGTTGCGATGTCAACCTGGGCCGCATTGATCAGCCCGGGGATCTTGTTCAGGTAATCCTGCTGATTGTTGTAACTGCCCGGGATAACTGTGCCCGCAATTGACTCCTGATGGATCAGGTTAAGGGCCATGTCCCGGGCTTGTGCAAAAGTCATGCGGTTCATAGTTTCACTCCTTTTTCGACACAGCGGACACCCACCCGCTTGTCCAATAAGTGCTGCGTCATTCCCACAAGTCCATAAAAACGTCCTCCCCGGGATAACCCGGGGAGGTATGTTGGTTTATCAGCCGACGTTGATCAGAGCCACACCGGCGGCAACAGCCTTGCTGGAGGCATCCAGCTCGACCACGATGACGTCAGTCATGCCGGAGGTCGGGGTGATCTCCAGAGGATTGGTGGTCAGAGCGGTGGTGCCGCTGACGGTCTGGTTATAGGTGATGCCGGCCAGGGCGGTAGCCACGTCGTTGGTCTCCAGGTACGCGTAGCTGTGGCCGGTGGGCAGCTCGCCATTCACCATGATGGAGGTCTTACCCACATCGGAGGCGAAGGTGCGAACGTCCAGCATGCCAAGGATAGCCTGGGAGCCCTGGTAGAAGATGGCCATCCGCTTCTCGTTCAGGATGAAGCAGTCGTAGATCTCACGACCCTCGACCAGCCAGCCGCTGATGCCCGGAGGATTGTCATGGATCTTATAGTCCTCCAGCACCTTGGGACCGGTGGCGGCGATGGGGTGAGTCAGGATGAAGGCGCAGCCCAGGGGCAGACGGGTAGCGGGGACCTTGACGACCTTGCACCCATCGACCTCACCGATGACGCCCTTCTGGGTCATCTGGTGAGCGGAGTCACCATACTGCATGAAAGCGGGATCCATCTTCAGCAGGTTGGCGAACCGGTAGGAGCAGAAGCACACACGGCCCTGATCGGGGATGTTGTTGTTGCCCAGCTTCTCCTGAGCGTTCAGGAACAGCTCGTAGGCATTCGCCTTGGTGGCGGCAGTGCTGTCAAAGTTGCCCGCAGCAGTAGCGGCAGCGGCCAGCTTGTTGAACACGTAGGTATCGAACTCGGGCACGATAACCTCACGGATCTGGCGGCTCAGAGCCTTACCGGCGTCGGACACCATCTCAGACATGAGCTTGTCGCCCTTGTCGATGATGAAGGTGAACGCACGATCCCGGGCCAGGGTCATGGTCTGCACGTTGCGGGTCAGGTCAGAAGGAGTGCCGTAGCGGGAGGCACCGCTCTTCTGGTAGTCGGTCATCACGGCCACGGGGATGGAGTACACCTTGACGGTCTGCACACCCGTGAACTCGTAATCGTTGTTGAGGGCCAGCATCGCCTGAGACTCCTTATAGAAGCGCTCATCGACGTTGGTGGAATACTTGGAAGCAAGGTTGATACCAGCAGCCATTTAAATCATTCCTTTCATATGCTGCTGGCTGTCGCACTTACCAGGCGGCGTCGTCGTTGAATCCGCGAAGGAAGTCGTCCACAGGTTTGGTGTCTGTCTTGCCTCCGCCGGTCGTCTTCGTGACGGGCGCCCTGGCGGCGGCAGCCTGGTTTTGTTTTAGAATTTTGTTTTCCCGTTCGGCTCGGGTAGCCTTGGCTGAAGCGGTCCGGGCTTTCCATTCCGCGTATGCCTGCACCAGAGGCTTGCCCATGGCGACGGCGTCATTGGTCACCTCGTCAGGGATCTTCTCCGTGCGGGCCTCGGGATGGGTCCGGAAGAGTTCCGCGACCTCCGCTTTGAAATCGCGCTGCGCCGGTGCGGGCTCCGCCTCCTTGGCCGGGGAAGCGGTCTTGACTCCCTGGAATTTCCGCATAACAAAATCGCGGGCCATCTCCTCCGGTACGGAAGGATGTTCCGCGATGTAGTCCTGTACGGCGTTTTCCATGAGTCCGTTGAGCAGTGCGTTCCGGTCCTCAAAGTTCAGACCGGCTGCCACCTGATCCCAGGAGGTCTGCTCGGCTTCAAGCTCGGAGACCCTCTGCTGGTATCGGTCCAGCGCCAGGGATTTCTGGTAGACAGTAGGCAGGTCGGCGGGATCCAGTTCCACCTCTCGGGTCGTGTGATCGACCGTTGCCTGGAACCGGAGTTTGCCCTCGGAAGTGTAGTTACCCGTGGTAGGGGCTCCGTCTTCTTCCTCGGATCCGTTCATCGGTTCTGCGCCGTCGCCCGTGGTGGGGGCAGCGTCATCGTCGCCTTCCGCAGAGTTGCCATCACCCTCGGCCTCGTCGTCCTCCTGCACGTCTGCATCGGGATCAGCGGCGCCCCAGGTGCTGGGATCGAAGATGTCGGCGTCATCGTTTCCGGTCCAGCCTTCCGGCATGATCGCCTCAAAATCGTCTTCTGCGGTTCCGATCGGATTGTTTTTGTCGCTCATAGTGGGGTTGCTCCTTTCATGGTGAGAAAGTTTTTATTTATTCTTCCTCTTCGTCC